TAGCCCCAATGACTAACATTATGAAAAAAATGGATGCTATTGTTCGTGGTCATTCTATTATTCAAATGTCAGTACGTCTTGCAGACGGAAGCCAATCAAAGTTTGAGTTAGAGTACTTGGCTAGATATGGCATTGATAAAGCCAAAGCGTCTCAAATTAAAAAACTGGTTGATGATGGTGTAATTGAGCAAACTCAAAATGGTTTGTATTTACCTAACACTGACAAGTGGCCTGTAGAGGCTCAAGCATTACGCAAAGAGTTTCGCTCTACAATGAACAGTGGGATTATGAATACAATCCTAATGGGTACGCCAGCAGATAAACCTATTATTAATGATGGTGTTGTTTATGTGCCGTATCGAATTGCTAGAAACTTTGGCATGAAAGAAGACGCTAAGTTTCGTGGATACTCTCGCATTGAGAATGGATTGCTTGGCTTGCCGTTCCAGTTCTACTCATACACATTAGCGGCAGTAAATAAGATTACAGCTTCTTATGCCACAGGTCAGGCAAGGAATCGTGCTGTTGCATTAGCGGCATCTATGGGCTTGGCCTATATGGGTCTTGAATTGAAAAACCCAGATTGGGTAATGGATGAAATGGCTATTGAAGATAAGATAGCTAGGTCATTTGATATGTCTGGTATGGCGGCATTGTACTCTGACATTACTTATACAGCTATGCACACATCAATGGCTTTAGGTGGGCCTGATATATCTATGGGCTTGTTGCAACCTAAGTTTCCGCAACAAGAAAACTATGCCGATGCGGCTGTAGGTGTACTTGGTGCTGGCCCTAGTATTGGCCTTGATATAGGCAGGGGTGTAAGTGATTTGGTTACTGGTAACTATGGAGAAGGTGCTAAACAAATTATGCGTTCAATGCCATTAGCAAGATTGTGGTTATGGAAAGACTACATGAATGAGGCAAGTAACGCCTTTACAGCAAAGCGGTTCTAATTGTGCGTTGAGGGTTTTTTAATTACAAGGTAAGGTTTCGCCATGACTATTAATATTGCAGATAACACCCCAAGAGTAAGCTATAGCGTAGCGCAAGGCGTTACGCAGACTAGCTTTACAGTTACATTTGAGTTCTTTGATGATGAAGACTTGAACGTATATGTTGATGGCACACTTAAAACCCTTACCACAGACTACATTGTTACTGGTGGTAGTGGCTCTACTGGCTCTGTAACTATAAGCGTTACTGGCGCATCTGGCGGCTCTACAGTAGTTATTACTCGCTCAATAGAATTAGAACGCACAACTGATTTCCCTGCTTCTGGGGCGTTTCAGATAGATTCGCTCAACACAGAGTTAGACAGATTTACCGCAATATCAGCAGACCTTAATGATGAGATTAGTCGCTCACTGCGACTAACAGATTACGATACAGCAGTATCACTGGTTCTGCCTGATGTTAATAGTCGTAAAGGTACTGTACTAGCATTTGACTCAAGCACTGGCGCGGTAGTAGCTGGCCCGACTACAAGCGGTGTAAACACACTAGCAAGCATAGCAACCGATGTAGCAACGCTGGCAGATATAGAAGACGGAACTGTAGCTACAAATGCAATATCTGGTCTGGCTTCCATTTCTAGCAACGTAACAACAGTGGCAAACATTTCTGCCAATGTAACAACGGTAGCTGGTAACACAGCCAATATAGCAACAGTAGTTGCAAACATTACAGACATACAAAACGCAGAAGAACACGCTCAAGAATCAAAAGACTACGCCATTAAAGTAAATGGTGAGGTTCAAGAGTCAGGTGTCAATACTGGCAACTATTCATCTAAAGCATGGGCGAATGGTGGCACAGGCGTTACTTCTACTGCTGGTGCTGGTGCGGCAATTCAATGGGCTATTGGTGGTGGTTCAACACCAAACACAAACACATTGGTTGATGGAACAGAATATTCAGCAAAAACTTATGCTATTGGTGATATTAACAGAGGTTCTGCTGGTTCACATTCAGCTAAGGATTGGGCTAGTTATGTAAGCGGTTCTAATACCGTAGACGGTACATATCATTCTGCTAGGTATTATGCAGAGCAAGCCGCAGTACAATTTGATAATTTTGATGATAGATATTTAGGCGCACACAGTTCAGCACCAACACTAGATAATGATGGTAACGCATTGTTAAATGGTGCTTTATACTACGATTCATCTAACTCAAGATTAAATGTTTATGATACTGGCACAAGTTCTTGGACAGCTATTGAGGCTGGCGCAACCCCCGGCTTTGCCATAGCAATGAGCGTGGCCTTATAGGAGTAAAAAATGGCACAGAATTTTCGCAGATATACACTGAGTGCTGTAGGCACTGTTGCCGCAGACATACCAGATGGGGCTAACTTTGATAGTTATGATACCCTAGTTGGTATTCACATTACCAACATTGTAAGCAACGCAATTACTGTTAGCTGTTACATTAATGACGGTACTGATAATATCTATTTAATTAAAGATGCGCCTATTGCGGCTGGTGGTGCGCTTCAAGTTTTAGATGGCGGTGGTAAGTTTGTCGTTGAATCAGGTGACAGGCTTTATGTTCAGTCAGATACAGCATCATCTGTTGATGTATGGGTATCTGCTGTTGATGACATTAGCTCATAAGGAGTAAGCAATGGGATATGTAGGAAATCAAACTACAAACGCATACTCCTCAATGGACAAGCAGACCATCACTGGTAATGGCGGTGCGTCTTACACTCTGACCCATGCTGTAGCTAATGCCCAAGAGATTGAGGTGTTTGTAAACAATGTGCGTCAGGAAGCTGGCGTTGCGTACACAGTGGCTGGTACTGCACTCAACATGACAGGCAACGTGGCAAGCACAGATGACTTCTACGTTATTTATCAAGGCAAGGCTTTGCAGACTGTAGTACCGCCTGATGGTTCTATTACAGAAGCTAAACTTGTTTCTGGATTTGGACTTATTCCTGTAGGAATGATTGCACCTTTTGCTATGAACACAGCCCCTACAGGCTGGCTAGAGTGCGATGGCTCTGCTGTATCAAGAACAACCTACTCAGATTTGTTTGCCGCCTTAAGTACCACACATGGCGTAGGCGATGGCTCAACTACATTTAATGTGCCTGACCTAAGAGGTGAGTTTATTCGTGGTTGGGATAACGGCAAGGGTACGGATAGCGGTAGAACATTTGGTTCATCACAAACAGATGAATTAAAAAGCCACTTTCACAGGCCACGACATTATTCTACTGATAATACAAGAAGATTTTTTACAGGATATGGTTCTGGAAGTGGGTATTCTTACCCTGCTTCTGGCGGTGTAGGCACTTTTTTATATAGTGACCTAACTGACCAAACAGACCCAACTGGCGGCACAGAAACAAGACCACGCAACATCGCCATGATGTACTGCGTGAAAGCATAGGGAGACTGACATGGCATTATCAAAAATACTACCAGCCTCTCAAGAGCAATATGCAGGGGCGAGAAATCTTATCATCAATGGCAACTTTGCTATTGACCAAAGAAACGGTGGCTCAAGCATAACACCTACCAATGGTCAGTTTAGTGCAGACAGATGGAAATGCTCTTTAAGCCAAGCATCAAAGTTTTCTGTGCAACAAGTAACGGATGCTCCTGTTGGTTTTCAAAATTCAGTTAAACTTACTAGCCTTTCTGCTTACACTCCTGTTTCTTCTGATTACTTTCTTATTCAGCAACAGCTAGAAGGATATACAGGCGCACATTTACTTTATGGAACGGCTGATGCAAAAACAGCAACTTTATCTTTTTATGTAAAGGCATCTTTAACAGGGACTTTTGGTGGTGCGATTAGAAACAGTAATGGTTACAGCAGAACTTATCCTTTTGAGTACACAATTAACTCTGCAAATACTTGGGAAAGAAAAACCATAACATTTGCTGGCGATACATCTGGCACTTATTTAACGACAAATGGTGCTGGAATCACAACAACCTTTAGCATAGGTGCTGGGACTGACTTTAAGTCAACAGCAAATGCTTGGGCGGCTAACAATGATATTGCAGGAAGTAACGCAACAGATGTTGTGGCAACTAATAGTGCGACATGGCAACTTTCTGGCGTACAGCTAGAACTAGGCGAGACAGCCACACCGTTTGAGCATCGGTCTTATGCGGATGAGTTGGCTAGGTGTCAGAGGTATTACTGTAAAACTATTCAAGAATTAAAAAGTTCTTATGGTGCTACTTATAATTATGTTGATTGGCTGTTTCCTGTTCAAATGAGAACTGCTCCGACTATTGGAGGAAATGTTACTGGAACTGCTGATGGTGTTCAAATAGACGCAGCGTCTCGTTATTCATCCGGTAGTTCTTATGCAAGATTTGGAAACGGCACGGCTAACCCAGCTACAGCAGATGCGGAGTTATAAATGGATATCACATCAGCACAATATATTAGAAATAGAGATGACACTGATAATATAGCTATTGCCGCAACTGTTAACGGGCAAGATATGGAAGTTCCCATAGACCCAGCCAACCGCCACTACGCAGAAATTTTGCGTCAGGTAGATGCTGGCACACTAACAATAGCGGAGGCAGACTAATGCCATACATAGGTAAAAATCCAGTAGGCGGTGGCTTTCACAAGCTGGATGCTCTGACTGCCTCTGCCACAGATACTTACGCTTTGACGCTAGGTTCTGCGGCATATTATCCAGAGAGTGCTAACCAACTGCTAGTCTCTCTGAACGGTGTTATCCAAGCACCACAGGACAGCTTCACAGTGTCTGGTTCTAACCTAGTGTTTGACACGGCTCTGACAGCCTCAGACAGCATCGACTTTGTTGTTGCGCTGGGTGATGTGCTGGCTGTGCAGACGGTTACTGATGGGGCTATTACGACTAACAAGATTGGTACTGATGCTGTCACTACAGCTAAGATACAGGACGGTGCTGTTACTGCGGCAAAGCTGGCTGGCACTTATCAAAATGCTGTTTCTGTAGCACTTATAGCTGACCAAAAAACTTTGAATACTGCTGGGGGTACATTTACTAGCGGTGCTTGGCGCACAAGAGATTTGAATACAGAGATATTTGACCCTGATGGAATAGTAAGTATTTCGTCTAATCAATTTACATTAGGTGCTGGCACATATCTTATACAAATAAAAGCCCCTGTTTATAGAGTTGGTAGAAACAGAGTAAGGCTTTATAATGTTACGGACAGTGTACTAGAAGGACTTTCAAATAGTCAGTTTGAAGATGGTGACAATGATGGAAATAGTCTCACTGAAGCTACAGTGTTTGTAACCCCAACCGCTTCTAAAACTTATGAAGTACAACATATTGGTGAAAATACAGTATCAACCTATGGATTTGGGGTTGAATCAAATCTAGGCGGCAACGAAATATACACTACTGTTTTTATAACAAAGCTGGCATAGGGAGACTGACATGGCTTTAATTAAACTAAACAATCAGTCTTTGTCTGCTGTTACTAGCGCAGGGTTGCCCAGTGGCACTGTGTTGCAAGTGGTGCAAGCCACAGAAACATCAAGAGTATCAAAAGCGTCTACAAGTACAAACAATTTTACTGCCGCTTTTATGTCGGGAACAATCACACCGTCTTCATCAAACAGTAAAATTTTGGTTATTGCCTCAGGAACTATTGGTTGGGAATCAGGAACTTGTCACCTAAAAGTTATAAGAGGTTCAACTGATATTTACAGAGGCGATGCAAATGGAAGTAGATTGCAGTCTGCTAATTCTTTTAGACACGCCGCAACAACTTACACCCTTACAATGGACACTTTTAACATAACCTTTTTAGACAGCCCTGCAACAACTTCGGCAATAACTTACAATTTGGTTGGCAGTTTAGGTGATACATACAGTGGGGATATTGTACTTAATGGAACTGATAATAATGCTAACGCATCTTACGGTGGTGCGACTGCATCATCAATTACCTTAATGGAGATTGCAGGGTGAACCAGAACGACATTGCATTAGCTACTGGTGGTATTACTGCGCCTCTGTGGTTGCAAGCCCTGAACGATTGGCTAGGGCTTGTAGCTGTTAGCATGACTATTATTCTGCTTGCTATTAACATCTGGAAAAGCAGAAAGAAGTAGCTGTGATAGACCCAGCCACCATAGCTTTGGCGGCTAGTGCATTTGCGGCTGTTAAGAAAGGCATAGCATTTGGCAAAGATATTGAGGGTATGTACCAAGATGTATCTCGCTGGATGTCAGCTTGCCATGATATTGAATCCAAACATCATAAAGTTAAGCGTAAAAAAGGTCAGTCTATTGCTGAAGAAGCAATGGAAACTTGGGCGGCTGTTCGCAAGATACGCCAGCAAAGGGAAGAACTAAGACTGTATATGCTGTCTATCAATCCTAATGCTTGGAATGAGTTTATTAAAATAGAAGGTCAGATAAGAAAGCAACGGCAACAGGAAGAAGAAGAAAGGCGTAGGAAGGTAAAGAAAACCATAGAGATTATAATCCTTGTTTGCGCTATGATACTTGTTAGCTTTGCCTTTGCGTTTTTAGTTTGGTGGGTATTTTACTTAAGGAGTCAATGATGGCTGTTACTATGGAAAGATTTTTAGAGTGGAAGATACTGCCACGCCTAATGATGCTGGTGATGACAATCATGTATATCCGTGTGCTTGAGTGGGGCATGAGCCTAGAGGATTTATCTACTGCTCAGTCTGCTATGATTAGTGTATGCAGTGGCGCAATGACAGGTGCTTTTGCTGTATGGCTAGGAAGTGAAAAGAAATGATACAGTTACTAGGCGTTGTAGGTAATCTTGCTCAGACATTTCTTGAGGGTAAGGTTGAGAAAGAAAAAGCCAAGTCAGAGATACTCAAGACTGCGGCACAGCATGATAGTAAGTGGGAACTTATCATGGCTGAGTCTACAAAGAATAGCTGGAAAGATGAGATTATAACTATAGTTGTCCTTGCCCCATGTGTTATGGCTTGGATAGACCCTGAGCTTGCCAAGCGTGGCTTTGATGTTATTGCTGAGTTGCCTGATTGGTATCAGAATATATTGTATGTAACTATTCTAGCTGGCCTTGGATTAAAAGGCTTGGATAGATTTAGGAAACGGTAATGAAACTATCACCTCATTTTAGCTTAGAAGAATTGGTTAAGAGCCAGACTGCAATTCGTAAGGGCATACCTAATTCGCCCTCAGAAGCCCATACAGAGGCATTGCGTCATTTGTGCATGAACATACTAGAACCAGTAAGAACGCAATACAGCATACCTTTTAGCCCCAGCAGTGGGTATCGTAGCCCTGAGTTGTGTATTGCTATTGGTAGTTCTGTATCTAGCCAACACGCTAAAGGTGAGGCGGCTGACTTTGAAGTGCCTAGCATTTCTAACTTAGAAGTTGCTGGCTGGATTGCTGGTAATCTGGATTTTGACCAGTTGATTCTTGAGCATTACGAAGGTGGCAACAGTGGGTGGATACATTGTAGCTACAAAACAGAAGGCAATCGCAAAGAGGTTTTAACTTATGACCGAAAGAATAAGTATCGTAAGGGTTTGATTACTTAGACTTTCTGCGTTGCATTGATTGTTTCAATGTGTTGCTAACAAAGGTTGGGCCATTTCTTCTTTGGTCTGTTCTGTATTTGTCAAAGTAAAATAGTCTATCTCGTTTGTTTTTTAGATACAAACTAAATTCATAGACTGTCATTTGAGACGCTAAGTTTTTATTCTGGCTCGACATCTATTACCTCATGCTCAAGTATTTTATATTTATACAACCATGCACCTTTATTTCTTTTTAATCTGTTTATAGCTATTTCTTTTGCTTCTTCTATATCTACAGCCATAACAGAAACTTCTCTTTCTATAATTGTTTCAACATAAACAATATGTTTTTTAGCATCCTTTCTATTGTTTGTTTGTGTTCTTTTCATAATAATCTCCATATAAAAAGGCGCACCAGTGGGAACGACTCAAACTGATGCGCCTCGGCTTGGAAAGGAGAACTACTTCGAAACCAAGCCTATGTTAGAATGGTATAACATCATCTACAGATTCTGTCGCCTGTTGATTATCCTGTGTTTGCTGTTGTTTTTCAGAGACTTGGAATGTCATGTATGGCTTGCCATCTTTCATGCCTCTCCATCCAGCAATGCGTAGACCATCAAAGATACCTTCCATTGGTCCTGAATAATCTGGTGCTTTGTCATTACCCTGCTTGTCATTCTCAAATAGAACGCCAGCTTTGTAGTAAACCTCAACACGTTTATCGCCAGCCTTAGATTCCGTTAAGATAAGAGCCACGTTGCGTTCAACTCCGTGTATATCTAGCTTACCTTGCAAGATAAACTTTTGTTCAGGGAATGGCTGGAAAGCCGCCCCTCTGTTTGTGTTATCATATTCACTCATTAGAATGTCTCCTTGTTTAGTTTATAGGATGGGGGTTGACCCTTTACCGTTCTGGTTTCAATGTTGTAGCCAGCTTTTCTAGCCAGCTTTATGTATGTGATTGCTGTCTTTTCAGTTACCTTTAATGACTTGGCAATGTGGTCAAGCCTTTTGAATCTATCACTGATAAGAGGTATCAATGCTCTGTAGTATCCATGATTTCTTTTTTTAACTACAGGAGTGTAAATTCTATCTGATTGGTTATGGCTGTTCATCTTCTTGCCATACTTCATAACCTCGTTCATCAACCAAATGATACGCTCTTGCTTGTGTTTAATTTCTTCTATGTCTTGTTTGATTTGTTTGATTGTTCCAAACATTACCAACCTCCTGTATCTTTGTTGCCACTGTCTGCGGCATATTTATTGCCATCCATTTCGCCTAAGAATACATCAGCGTTAAAGCCTAGATGTGATAGGGCTTTGGTTAGGCCATCAGTGATAGCCATCTTAGGCGCGTCTTCTGCAATGCGTTGCTTGCTTGCACTGTAGAATGTACGACAGCCTGAGAATGGTCCGAATATATTTTCACGCGAAACAGTCCAGATAGAAACGTCTGCAATTACAGCAGTGTCACCACCTGCCAAATCAATAAAACGTGTTTCGTTTATCCATCCCCAGCCTTGACCGACAGGGCCAAACTGTTCTGTTGCACATCGTACTTGATATTGTGGGTCGATTGCTGTGAATGACCGCTTACCAAACGATACCTTCTTTAGATATTGTTTGTCTGATTTGGATACTGTGTTCCAAAGTTTCATGTTGTCTGACATTTAGTTCTCCTTTGTTGTTATGCGTAACGAGCCACGCTTGTCACGCTTGATTGTAAGCAAGTCGCAATATACTTCTCGCTCATCATCAGCGACCATAGCCTTTAGGTCTGACTTTGCAGACTCAAAAGACTTTGCTGATTGTTCTTGCTCAATGTAGTCATGGCAACGAGATATAAACTCATTGTCACTTGAGGCATCCCTGCGTGTCATGCCATCTACAGGAATCTTATCTATAGATACAGGTGACACTTGCTCATCACCGAAAGGGCGAGTGTCTGCTTTGACATGACCCCAAAACTCTTTGAGGTGTACTTGCATCTTGTGAATGTAATCCCAATCTTTCTTGATATAAACAGATTCCCATCTGCGATTGCCAAAGATTACAGATAGATAGCATCCATCCTTAACGCTAATCCATAAGTAGAATTGTATCTGCGGCATATACATATTGAGGCAACCTTCCATTGTGTTGCGTTCGTATGTATGCTTTGCCTCTACAATTTCATGTGTGTCATGTATGCAAGCATCGACAGTACCCTTACATGGTACGCCTTCCCAATTCATTTCGAATGTTCTTTGCTTACTGAGCAAGTCTAAGCCTCGCTCTATTGCATTGAGTTCATTATCTGCAAACCAGTGCAGATTAAAGTCTTCTGTATATGTACCTAGTTGTACAGCAAGATGGTTGGATAAATCTTCTGGTTTGGTGCGACCAGTTTTTTCTTCCCATAGTGATACCCAATCACCATCCATGATGCGTCTCATATCTGAGCCGCCAATAAAGCCTTGTCTATTCATGTGTAGTTCTCCTTTTCTTTTGTTGTACTGCAACTATGCAGTAATGTCAACACGCTTTTTGTGAAGCGCATCTAACAGTAGCTGGCGCGTGCGTACTCGCCAGCCAATGTGTTCATAAAACTCTGCGTATGAAGGCCAGAATTTTGCAGACTCAGATACACGCTTGATTGCACGTTGTACAATGTCTGCTGGGTAATTTGATAACTGCATTGCTAGGCTTCTCATGCGTAGTGAGTGGTCTTCTGGTGTCTCGCCTGTAGGTTTGACCACCAGCGTTGCTAACAATTCAAGCTGGCTCTCGATGGCCTCCACCGACAACGGGGTCATCGAAGCCAGCACAGCTTTGATTGCTTGCTCTACTTGCTCAACTGAATCTGCTTCTATCTTGAAACCAGAAACAAGAATGTGAGTGCCGTAGTCTGTAAACCTAGTGCGTGATATTTCATTGACTGTGTAACCTAGTATTGATTCGACCGAAGTAACTAGACTTCTGTCCACTTTGGCTGGGTCGCCTATCTCTAACAATCGAGCCACCGATTGTTTTCGCTGTTCCGAACTTAACTGAATTTCGTATCCAGTTTCGGTAGGCTTTCTCGATGTCGATGAATGTTGTGCCTTTTGATTGATGGTGGTCACGGAACTGATTGGCTTCAAAGTCATGGTCAAATTCCTCTTTCATAATTGTATCTATAGAAAAGCGAAGGTCATCAGACGGCATCCACTCATCTGGAACTTGTTTGCGCCTAACAACTTTATTGTTATTACTGGTTATTGATAGGTTAGTGTCGCTCTCTGCAACAGTGGTGTCGCACTGTGCGACAGTCGGGAATACAGTATAGAGTGTTGAACGTCTGCTGTTACCACGTTCTCTAACCACAAGACCGTGTTCCTCTAGCCAGTTTAGTTTTCTAGCTACAGTTGCTTTGTTCATTTGTGTGCGGTCAGCAAGACGTTCGAGGCTAGGCCAGCACTGGCCTGTCTCCTCGTTGGCGTGGTCTGCTAGTACAACTAACAACCACTTGGCATAGCAATCAGGTATATCAGCTTTGATTGCCCTCGCCATCAGTAGAAATGACATTGCAGTTCTCCTTTAGTAATGGTGCAATATGTTTTTCAAACACATCTGCATCAAACATTATAATAGTTTTTGGTTCACCTGTCCTACGTTTATAGATTAAAGCGTCACGCATTACAGTGAATGGGTTGGGAAAGCCAGACTTGTCACGGTACTTTACTTCCGTTACCAGTCTATGTCCTCCGATTTGCCAGACGATATCGCCTGAATACTCTCCTCCCAGCGACCCTGAGAGAGGTTGCCTTTTGGCTTTGAACCCCAGTTTTTGTAACCACTCTGTGATTTTTCGCTCGTGATAGTTTCCTTTGTTGCGACTCTTTGAAGCCACCAATCCCTCCCTCTTTCCATGCAGTCAAGGCATATTATGTGGTAAGTTGCTGGTTCTATAGATGCAAGGATACAGCTAAACCATAGTTTTGTTTGGTCACATGAGTCACAAAGGGCTGGCTTGCCTACTTTATCGTTGAGTTTTTTTCTTATGGATTTTGATTTGTAAGCCAAGAGCGTCTAACCAACAGCTAAATAAGAAACCAGATGGCACTCGTTTGTACTGTTCCCATTTGTGAATTAAAGATTTGGCGCACCCGATACGATGCGCCAGTTCTTCTTGTGATATCTTCTGCCTCTCTCTATGAGACACCAGTTCATTAATGATTGCCTGATATGTATCAGTCACTGGCGTTTCGTTTTTGTAGTGCTGAAAGTTTTTCAATAGCTTGCTCTACTCTGTTAGCAGTGCTATGCCTTAGTTCTGAACCCAGCTTTGCTCGATAGAAAGTTGAGTCAGGTACACCAGCATAAACGAAAGCCCTCTTGAGATTTACGTTTGCATCTGTAGATTTTTTGATGAGTGTGTCCATGTATGTAAGCATGAACACATCATCTGCAAACGCGCAGTTATTGTCAAGCCTCCTCTTGTATATAAAATTCTTTAGCCCACATAACTAATTGATTTCGCCCGCTTTTTCCTCTGCGTTTGCGTTCATCTACAATTACAAAACCTTTTTCTTTTAGCTGTTTGTATCTTGCAGTGACAGAACTGTAGCCATGATGGGGTAAAATATTTAGAACGTCATCTGATATGCAACCGTCTTTGCCAAAAGTTTTGATGGCGGATAAGACTATGCGTTCCATTGCGTTGACATCTAGCTGGTCTGCCGCTTCGTGACTTGTTGAGGGGTCACTCGCTCTGACCAGCTTGTATGCTGGTGTGTCGAATAAATCATTCATTATTCCATTCCTCCACTTCAAAAATAGTTTCGTCCATTTCATCATAAAGAGGGTCTGATATTATCTGCTGAACGTATTCTTGATTTCTGTAATTTTGTATTGCTTGTTCTCGATTATTGGCCTCAATAATATAATGTGTGTATGATATATAGGATGTTGTTACTCGCCATTTCATGTCTGTTCTCCTTTTATGCGAATGGTATGTGGTATAACTTCCCAAGTTTCTAATTCTAAAGCTACTTCAAGCACATCTTCTGTAGATAGAGAATCTTCTACCCACAATTCTTGATAGATTGTTTTATTAATTAAAACTTTGATGTCGCTCGAACCGCACCAACAGAAGCCACCTGAATCTTCTGTTGGGTGGTTCAGTGCATTGTATGATTCATATTGCTTGCCACAATCCCAGCACTCATACACTTCGTCATAAAGTTTATTGCCATCAAATTTAGTACGGTACTTCGTCATTGATTTTCTCCATAGGATTTGCTTCTTCCCAAGCGTCAACAGCACGCTTGAGGAACTTTTCCTTATTGAATCTTGGGTTAGTTTTGGCTAGTCGGTCAGCCATTTCTACTATCTGTGAAGGCCACCCCATAAGTGGGGCAACCTCATCAGCTAGATATTCAAAGTGTCTTTGTTGCATGAGTGACATTACTTGTTCTCCACAATAGTAGGTTTAGAGTATGTTTTGTTATCACCAGCATCAGTTGCAAGTACCTCGTGATAAGTATCTTCAATGCCCTTGAGATAGTCACGAGCCATGTTTGCTTTGTGTCTAAACTCTGATTTGCTGGCATCTAAATGACCGCACATAATAGTAAGACTGCGATTGATAGATGATAGGTGTGTGATAAATGAGTAAGACATTGTGTTCTCCTTGTATTGTGATTGACAGGATGGAATCTGCCACCCTCACCCACGGCAGGGGTGGCAGTTCCAGACTGGATTATACAACTTCCCAGTTTGATTTCTTGAATACTTTGGATAGCTGATTCTCGCGTAACCTGCGTGTGTTAGCAGGTGAGCGTGACTCGTTGGTGTGTGTAGCCCAGTATGTACAAGCGTTGTACAATGCCCACTTGTTCATGCCGAGAGTGCGTGAGTCTGCGTTCCAACAGCACATCAA